GTAACTCTGCCTCAGTTAGTATAACGTCACAGGCTTTACATCTGCTCACAATTCTGTCTCCCTGTAGGGTCTGCCGTATGTAATCACTAGGAATGGTAGCATAATCACCACGCCCTCAAAGGGCATTGTGCTCTGTTCCCACGTCTCGCTGTTAATTACCCATACTGGTCGACTGTCAACAAATTCTAGGTCGACACCTACTCCGTTGCGTAGTTCGACTGTAAACAGCCTGTTAAATATAGTTGTATTAATCATCTGTAACTCCTTCAAGAACATCATCTATTTGAGTACCATACGAGTCTACAATATTATATGTATTTTCGTCATAGTCTCCTGAATAAATCTTATCTTTTGCCTGTTCTACGTTCTCAGCTACAACATCATAACTATACTCTAATGTTTCACTCATATAAACTCTATAGGTTTTCATACTGTTTAACTCCTAGTCTAGTTTTAACTTCTTTAATACGTTCTTGCATCTCATGTTTGCCTATTGGTGGGTATAACTTTGCTTCTCTTTCTTTTTCTTCTCTTGCTTCAATTCGTCTTAGTGATGCTTCGTCCTCGTCAAAGGGTTTCTCTGTATAACTCTCATAGTACCCCCTGCCCTCGCAATAATCGCTATAATCGTAACTGTTGTCATCTTCGTATCTGCTCATTTGTCTGCTCCCATTATCTGTAAGTATTCGTAAGCCTTAGCATACCCGTCATAATAATCATTATCTTCAGCTTCCATAGCGGGATAACCATGAATGCAATCATATTCCCCGCGCTCATAGCTTGATAACTCTTTGAAGTACTGGTACATATTGTACGCCCTGTCAGCTATATCTTCTAGCTGTTGCTGTTCTCTGTAGTCTCTACTCATATTAAAACCCTACGCTGTCGATAATAAACCAGTAGCCTAACATAAAGACTACACCCAATACAACACCCTGTATAAAACTATTCATTGTCTCGCCTCTTTACCAATTATGAATTACACCTGCTATTATAAACAAACAGGTGACAAAATTCAACCCCACAATTACACTACGCACAATCGCAATGTAATCAGCTTCGCGGTCTGAAGCACCTGACTTGTCGCCCAGTGCTTTCGCCCAGATACGCCACAATCTAAGAATGGTACTCATAGGGCTTATACCTCTCTACTATTACGTCACTATAGCCGTCATTGCGCCAGTTACTAGCTATCCTGTGCGCCTCTTCTCTATTCGTTAGGTGAGAGTTTACTTCTACACCTCCTACCCAAACTGTATAAAACATTATAATATCCCCTTACTGGTTAACGTCTCAACCGCATAGTCAAAGCTATGTACCGCGTATTTCGCTCTTAAATCCGTTTTCTGCTGTCTTAGCTTTCTAGTGGTATCAGCACCCCAACCTAGTTGCTTGTAAGCCTCATTATATTTAACTGATAGCTTTCTTAGCTTATTTCTGTACTCTGAATAACTCATTATAAAAAACCTCTCATTACTTGAATCACTACCATTGTATATAACCCGACAATGGTCACATTCCACAACACCGCCCGGATTTTATCGCGCTGTTGCTCCCGTTCAAACTGTTTTAACGCCAAATAGCGTTCCGCTGTATAATTCATAATAAACCCCTGTATTAGCTGTTAATCCATTCGTCATAAGTTTTTAAAGGCTTACCAGTAGTAATATCTAAGCCCTCACCATTGTCTGCTAACTCTAAATATAGCTGATATTCACTATCGTTAGAACCACGCGCTTTAGTTTGCCAATCGGCATTATATTGTAATTCCATAATCTTAAACCTCTTCTATCAAATTAAATTCATATAATATTAGCTTTCTAATATCCTGCCAAGTTTCATCTTCTTCTTTTATGTATTGAATGGTAGTGCGATTGTAACCGCTTACAATAAAGCCCTCTTTGAGCCAAATTTCAATCCCTAAGCCGTCACCATACCATTCATCAATAAATATATTTTCTACTTTGTCTAGTCTTTTCTTACCTAACCATTTTTGTACTGTTTTAATATTCACTGTTAATCACCATTAATTTTATTGATTGTATATAGTAAACAATTTAAACGGAATTTTATTCCATTTTATTTTAAATTAATTCTAAGCCGTTTTAAGCCATTTTACGGCTAACCTATACATACCTACTAATAAACACTAGATAACGCCTTACAGGACAATCTAAGGCGTTATGTGGTGCTTACTGGTCAATTCTCCCCCTTAATATTGTCACTGGTACTACATCATTATCTGTTACAGTTTGACCTAAAAATTCATGCTCCGATACATAGCGCGTTTTGACTAACTCGCCCTTGCTATTGTAAGTTTCTAGCTTATCAACCACCGTGCAGATTCTAGGGTGTTTGTGTCGCGTTTTGTAAACTACTCCGATTAAATTTTCCATACTATGCCACCTCAATAATATCAGTAATAAAAGTTTTTTCCGTAGTGTAATCCAGTTTATTTAAGCCTAGTTGTTTACTGGTTAAACTACAAGTCCCCGCCATATAATAAAACTTATTGCCATTACTAGTCAAATTACCGCTAGTAATGCCGTATTTATTACTGACAATATAAAACAACGGTTTACCGTTACCAGTAAAGAAGCGCAATGTTTTGTTTTTTCTACCTGTTACTGTATACCAACCGTCATTGGTAGTAGAACCTGTAAACAGTGAATCGACTAGTGAAGACTCACCATTGCCAAATTTTAAACCGCTCGGGAATGTAATCATTTTATGCCACCTCTTTTTTACGTTCACTAGCAGGTTTAATCCATAGGTAATTAGCCCAGAATGGTTCGCTTGCATTACCCGCATATATAAAGGAATCATGCCAACCGTTAGCGTCATATTCTTTATAGTCTGAATCTGCCATGCGCTCGGAATCCATATAACCCGAATCGACCGCATTATCTAGGGCTTCCTGCTCATTGTTACCATAGGATACGCAAATTAAACCAAACTCATGCCCGATTAAATACGCATTCTCACCAAATCTGAAACCGTCTCTATTTGCAATTCTCATGTTATCACCTGTATTAAAGTTTAATTAATTTAATAACGCCTACTGTTAGCCAATAGGCGCGATAAATTAACTAGCAAACTAAATCTATTTCAAATCCTCTAAGCTCAAGTATGCGCTCAACGTGATTATCTAAATCGTAAGACTGACAAACAAAACCACCGCCAAAGTCTTTACCGCGATAAACTTTAAAGCCTAGACTATTGGCTCGTTTCTTAGCTAATTCATAAGAGCCAGTGCCAAACTCGTTATCATTTAAGAATGCGTGAAAGTGAGTAACATATCTTGGATTGCCGTTTATATCGTTTTTTACTCTATAGAAATCATTGCCTAATTTTTCCTCTAGGCTTGGGCTAATGTAGCATCTTGAATTGTTCATAATAAATCACCTGTTAAAAGTTAATGTTTAAATAAATATAAGTTAGCCCACTGGTAAAGTCAATGGGCTATATATATTTACTTAGCAAATCCACTCTTTGAGAGTAGAACCCTCTACTACACCAAATTCCTGCTCTAGCTTATCAAGCTGTTGTTGATGCCATATAGCAGACTTTTTAATCGCCCATATATGCGCATCTTCTTTGGTATCTGCTACCGTGTGAGGGAAATACTGTTTACCATTAAAGACAGCCCATTGTCCATTGTTTAGCTGTTTAGCGTTATACTTCATATTGTCGCACCTGTTTAGTTAATTGATGCAACCATTATAACCATTGACAATACAAAGTCAACACCTAAAGAGTGACCAATATCTTAATTGTGGTCATACTATATTACTTCCTTTTATAACGCGTGCGGGTGCGCGAGTAACACATAAATAAACTATTGTCAATACTGTTTAGGTGTACAGTGGTTTAGCCTTAAGGGTATCCTCTAACATACTCACGCTTCACCCTCAAGTATTCCTTGTGACCGCCTTAAGGATACCAGTCACGTTTAAGCCTTGTGTTTTACCTGAGGCTATGCTAAAGGACGGGCGGGGGGGCAGGCGGGGCGGTGAGATTGTTACGGTATCCGCCTGTATACAAAAAAAGCCAATATTCGATAAAGGGTCATAACCAAAAGTCATACCCTAAGTGTTTGTTTTCCTTATGTATTCTAATGGCGGGGATATGTATGACCAATATAATAAAAAAGGTCACTTAAGTGCGGAACTAAATGCTCCAATCGCGGGTCTAAATTAACTAAAGAAATACCTTGACATTTAATCTAAAGTATGCTATAATATGGATATAATAAAGACATTGTTTAGAGCCTTAAGTATACTTAAGTAGTGTTTAGTTATTTACTTTAAAGATTAATCATTAATGTTAAATACTAAAGCGTCCTAAGGATACTTAAGATAACTTAAGGAGAGTCCATTGGCTACTAAAGAAAATCCTCCAAAAAGGAGGGGCAGACCACCGAAGTCAGAGATGGTGTCAAGAAAGAAAGGTTCTACTGGTTTGTCAAGGGGTAGACCGAAGGGTGATGCCGCTATCATCAACGAGTACAAAGGTAGGATG